ATCGACATAGTGCTCATAACGATTGTCTGGCATAGAGCCAAGCAAGTCCTCAAGTGCATCACGCAGAATTGAAACTTCTGTGCTGCTTAGTTCTAGTGTCTTTTTGTCCATTGTGTTTTCTTTCCTTGTTGTTAGGTAAGGGCCTAAGCCTTAGTTTCTGCCTGGATTCTGCGTAGTTCTGCTATGGATTCTTCGATCTGAGAAAGTGCGTATTTTGAAATACCTGTTTTGAAGTTGATGGATTCTTCTAGTAGTTTTACCGAGGACTGAATTAGGTAAACTTGTAGCTCTTTTTCTTTGGTGTTCATTTTGTTTCCTTTCCTTGTGTTGATACAACTATGCCACATAAGACAACATAAGGCAACTATTTAGGAAGTTTTTTTGGTAACAAAAAGATAACGAATTTAGAGAAAAATAATGCGGATGTCTGCACCCTGTTCACGCTCGTCAGCGTAGAACTTGCGTGCTACTAGCTCAACTACTTGAGAGTCGTCTCCCCAGATCATGCCGTCGCCTGACTTGCCCGTATCTACTCCCTGACCGATGCCGTCACCGACAGCTCGAATTAGTTTGTCAAGTCAAAGGTCGGGAGGCACAATGGGCAGCTCCCGACGACTCCTCTTTACTGTCTTAGGTCTTTCCAAAAAGAAATCCACCTCAAGCCTCACGGGACCGAGGTGGATGTTCTCCCTGTAAAACGGCTGGCAAGCATCTGCGATTGCCTTACGCCATTTCTTCAGGTTGGCTGACTGAGCCTCAACTAATCTGCCGTTGAACACCCGCTTGCTTCCCTGCGGGGTAGGTCTGCCGACGACAGTTAGCTGAATCACCGTTAGAACGGAGCGTCAGCGGTTATCCGTGCATTGTTCACATGAACAGCAGCGGAAGTCTTTGGTTGGTTGTTCTTGTCGGTGTATTCCTCGACCTTGACAGATAGGTCACCTGAGATGGATACATGGTCGCCCTCGGCAACCTTCTGGTCTGTCCATACGGTGTAGTATCGCTTTGCGTCCTCGCCGTTGCGTAGCTTGAACTTCTCTACCGCCCTGAAGCCATAGCCTTCGATAATCTTGAACACCTCAGCGTTCTCAATTTCAATCTTTGCCATTTCCTTCTCTTTCTATGTGTGATGGATTCACGCAATCAAGCTTGCCACAGATTCTATTGCCCTGCAACACTTCCTGCCCTTCTGCGTCTACTGGTGTCAACAAGTCCTCTGCGAAGTGACCGTGCCAAACAATACACCCGTCGATCTTTTGCATCTTTCTTGCTCGACAGCTTTGGCATAGGTCATTGTTCTTTCGAGTAGTTGACTCTACCCAAGTTATCCCACACCTCAGACATTGTGTTACGACTTCAGGCATTTGACGCACCTAACGATTGACTGCCCGTGCGGACACTTCGGAGGAGGTGTTGCACTTTCGGCAAGTTTAGCCTGTTCGTTTAGGAACTCTTGTGATGCTTCTCGCTCACGCTGTTTGCGAATCGCTGTTGGGTCCTTCTCTGGCAAAGTGGCAGCGTTCTCCCAAGCATCGTTGTTCAACCAAGTTGCAGGGTATTTCGTAAAGTCAGGGTCACGCTTCGGATCGTTGCGGTAGGCAATTACGCCAGCGAGGATGTCCTCAAACTTTGCTCGCTTCATTGCTGACTTGAAAGCCCTGAAAGCTTTGGCCTTGTCAAGCTTGCGAGGGTAGGCGTTCCAGAACTCCTGAAAGAGTTCCTCGTTTTGGGTATGAGTTAAGTTAACTTTAGGTAATGGTTCTATAAGGGTTAGCACGCCACCTGCTGTCACCCCTGATGCCGAATCTGTCACCCCTGGTGTCGCATTTGTCACCCCTGTTGCGACACTTGGAAGATTCACCCAGTAGAGGTTTGACTTGTATTGCGAACGGGTTGGAGCGTTCTGCACTTCGACCTTTAGCTCACCGATTGCCTCAAGGTGTTTGATGTCTCGCTGCACTGATCTCTCAGATGCGTTGACCATTCTTGCGAGCGTTGCAATCGAGGGCCAAGCACCAATCTCGCCTTGATGGTCTGCAATAGCAAGAAGCACAAGTCGTGCCCTGCCGTCAGACTTGGACTCACGCCATACGGCGTTCATAATCTCAATGCTCAATTAGAAATACCTTCGTTGCCCATAACTTCTTCATAAGCTTTTCTTGCCACCCAGTCCCGAGCTCCTCCTGCCCACCGACCAGCGTTGAAATAAAGCTTCTTCTGTTCTTCGGTGGGACTATACACCTGGCGTATGACAACTAAGGGTTCAGGGACGGGTTCTCTTTGCGGTGGTTCGGAATCCTGCAAGGCAAGTTCCCTCATAGACCACGCTAGTAGGTTGGGGTCTTTCACTTCTCTCCTTGTTAGATAAGGAACATAGGAGGGTGAGTCTCTGCCTTCGTTCCGTTAGGTAATAATAGATACCACTTGGTTTGCATCTTGTCAAAAACTGGCGTGTCGAATCCGTCCCATTGTCCTAGCTTCCACCCGTGTTCACGAGCGTCCTTAGCGACCTCGGCGTTCTGCTCCATTTGGTAATTCAACCAAGCACACACACGAATTAGGTTGTCGAAGCGGTCTAGCTTTTGCGATCCGCCCATCCCTCGATTACGACGGTGATGGACTTGCAGCTCGGTGTCTGCTCCGCAATGCACGCAGTAGGGGTCACGCTCTCGGAGTTGTAGGGACATTTTCCGAGTGACCGCCATGACTACCTCACATTTTCATTTCCGACTGGACAAGTTTAGCTTGAGTCTGAACAGCCATAATCGCCGTCTCAAGCCCTCGGATTTTCATTCTGATACGGTTAGCCTCGGCCTTCCTCAAATCCCGCTCAAGGCGAGCGTCGGCTGCCTCAAGGCGTGCTAAGGCGTTGCGGTCAGCGACAGTTCCCTGATGTTTGATGAACGCTTTTTGCTCAACGAGATCGAGGTTGTGTTCGGCTTCGGCTAGACGGACTTCTGCCTCGTAAAGTGCCTCAGCACCTTTAGAGTTCTCCGCCGTCAGTTCGGCTAGTTGTTTCTGAATCTCTGAGGGAATCACTTAGCACCAACAAATGATGAATGAGCTCTTTGTTCCAGAACGCAGCGTCACTTCTTTGGCCCTCCCTTAGAGCTACCAGATACGCCTGCTCTAGTTCCGCTATCTTTGCGATCAGAACCGAGTGCTTCGCCACGAGCCTTCACCTTCTCTAAGACCTCTTGCGATGCGTTCGCTGCCTTAGCTTGTGCGTAGAGGAACCGAAGCCCCTCAACATCTGTAAGTTTACTAGCCTCGGCTACGAAGTCTCGCTCGTTAGTGGCAACCTTCTGCATCTCTTGACGACTTGGCCTCGGTGTTCCGTCGAGCGGTTTAGCTCCTGTCCATAGCCAGTTAGCGAGGCATCGACCAATGCTGCTAGTCTCTGCTCGTTCAAGTGAGAACTGGTCGGTATTAGCCTCGCTTGCCCAACCCGTAACCTTCGGCAGGTTGTTCGCCTGGTCACCTGCCGAGACATAAATCCTCGTCTCAAAGACAAGCGTCTTGTCGTCTATTGAATGATTGACGGTGACAATTCGTGCGTCCGCTGATTCAGGTGCGGACCAGAACGCCCTTAGTCTTTCCTCTACTGTTGCATACTTTGACAAGTCAAATCTCGCCATCATTATCCTCGCTTTCGTCTACTACTAACCATCCCTTCCCAAGCCAGAAGGGAACATCTATTCCGTGAATGTAGATTCGTTCGAGCTGTCTAGCGTCATTGAGGACTACGCCCGAAACCTGACCCGTGACCATCGTGGGGTCGTCACCCTGCCTCATTAGGGTTATTGCGTCACCTAGAAATACTTGCATTACTTTAGGACCTTTAGGAAGGGCCGTCCTCCTTTTCTTGCCTCACGAGCTGCGACAAAATACTTCTGCCCGTCTTGCATAAAGTATGCCCGCTTTGCCTTGCCCATTGCGTTCAAGACTTCGGCTTTTTGTTTTCTGAGTTCTCTTTCAGCTTCGTCAAAAGCGGTCTGAGCATTAGCCAGATAGTGTAGCCCGTCAATTTCAATCTCCTCGTCCTCGATGTCTGGGTGTAATGACCTTACCGCCTCGTAAGTCGACTCTGATCCGTCCCAGTCTGGCTGCGTGCCGTCGGTCACATACTTCCAAAACCTGCGAGCCGAGTCAATTAGCACCTGCTCCTCAAACTCGTCACGCTCGACCCAATGCTCAACCCAAGCCATGTTGACCACGCCCACTATGACCGCTCGCCTTACTCCCATGACCGCCATGTAGTGACGCACCTGGGCAATGTAAGTAGCGGGGACCTCGTGCCAATAGTTGCGTGAGGTCTTGACCTCGACGATTACCCACTCGCCGTCGATCTTTGCTAGGGCATCGGGGTTAGCTTGCAAGAAGGAGTGCTCAGGATGACGGTAGGTTCCCGTCGTGTATAGCTCCCAGTCGGGGTGTTCCTCCTGCAAGAGTTCAAGAATCGGCTGCTCAAACTTCTGTCCAAATCGCACCGCCCAGTTTGTTAGTGGCTCGGGAATTATCTGACCCGTCTTGACAGCCCACAGATGGAACGGAGACTGAAATGGTGACAATCCCATCGCAACTCCTATCTCAGACCCGCCTAAGCCGTCTGAGCGTGCCTCGTGCCACTCTGAAGTGCCATTCTCGAACACT